GGCACTGTGACTTCGTTATCCTCTTCACCTGCGGCGGCTGATACCGCCTCGCGAATTTGTGAAAGGTAAATAGTACCGCCGGGCTCAGCCACACGTTTGATTAAGTCTTCAAGCTCGGCTTGTACCGCCGCGCGAATTGCCGCCGTGTCAGGCGTGATTGAAATAGTAAAGTTTAAAAGCTGTGAGCTTGGAGCCCACACCGTTACGTCAGCCCCAACAGGTCTAACAGAATCTATGTAGTCTTGAACGTCAGCGACTTCGCCGGCACTTGGAAAAATTGGAGATTCGCCGTCTCGAACAAAGGCAACGCCTACAGTGCCCGCACCGTATTGCTCAGGATAAACCCACACTCTTGTGACACCTGTAATTTCTTTTGCCCAAAATTCATAGTCGGCTTCTGTGCCGCCTCTTGGGGGTTTTTGAATTTGAGCCAAAATGCGCTCGCGCCACGATTCAATACTTTCTTCGTCCGCGCCGCCTGTTAAGCCGTCAGTCTCAACAACACCTTCAGAATTTATCCCAGCAATAGGAGAAACAATTGTAAGCGTTTCACCTGATAACATATTTCCGGTGTCACCCGCAGTTTTACAAACTACGTCTACAACTACCGTGCCGCTTGAGATTGTCCCGTCAGCTTGCACTTCAAATTCAACGCCGTCTGCTCTTTGAAGCAAAGTCAACGCAGGCAATATCGTCCCGTTTGTACCTGTAAATTCCACTTGGCCGTCAGCAAAAGTCGCGGCATTTCTTGGTACGCCCCAAATAGAAGCGTGACGAGAAAGAGTGTCCGTTGCTTGATCTACAAAAAGCTCTTTTGATAAATAGTCGAGGTAGCCATAAGTGGAATAAATAGCGCCGCCGAAAGCGGTCGCCATTGCCCTGATAACCGAACGTCTTAGCGCCGTGGCCGTGCCTAAGATTCTAGTCGATAAATCGCCCGCGATTCTCTCGACGATTTCTGAAAGGGTCGGTCTACTAAAAGCCATGTATCTATCTAGCCTCTTCTACTTTCCATTCGCTATCAAAAGCATAGTTGAGTTTCTCACCACTTGGTTTTTGAATAAAAACCTCAAGGCTTAAAAACCCAGCTATCGGATAGCTTGCCTCTACTTCTATACTCGCAGCAATTTCATCGTCTATCATCCATTGAAGCGCTTCTTTTGCGTATTCAACGGCCCGCGTAAGAGTTTCTTGTGTTTGCTTTTCTCGCTCTAGGAGCCATAGCTTTGACCCCCATTTATCATTCTGCACTTCTAAAAGTACATCCCCCCAATAACCCCTTTGATTTTGCCCAAGCAAAACCTCTTCTTTTGAAACTCTTCTATCTGTGAAAAGAGAAACAATGACAGCACTTCTTAAACCCTCATCTAGTTTTAAATCGCTAGATGTTTTTGCAAAGTCAAAAGTGTCACCTCGCTCGGAGCGTGTAATTTCTAAAGCAATATCACTCATGTCATGTCACCTGTACGTCAGCCACGCCTGTTAAGCCGCCCACGTCGTTTTCTTGATGTTTATGGGTGTTGTGCGCTGTTTTGATTTCATTGATTTTAGCGCCTACATTTGCAATTCCCGCACCTGTTGCCGCGATTGTGGCTCCGCTTAAGGTCGCGGGGCTTGTCACACCCGCCGTTGCTGTCGCTAGACCTGTTAAAGTTGAGGTGCCCACAACTTCTAAATTACCGCCTACTTTAGCATTTCCGCTAGTCTCAAAAAGAGGGCACGTCGCTAACACTTTAGTGTTGGCTTTAACCTCTACGACACCGCCTGTTTTTATGTAAACATATTGGCCTTCGTCGTCATAAATTGCGACCTTCCCACTTGATACTTTCATTCTATAACGGCGGTCGTCCGTGGCTATGACAAGTCCGTGAGACTTATCGCCGCCTAAAAAAAGCGCAACAGCTTCAGCCCCAATTTTAGGGTTACTTGCAAAACCATATTCTTGCACTCTTTCAACGTCATCTAAGACCTCATCGGCGTTTACTTTCAATTGCAATCTTTGAAGCGATTTTGAATCATTGATTGCAGAGATAACAGCACGACCCACAAGATTTAAAATCCTATTTCTATACGGAGCTAAAATTTTTTGAAACATTTTTAAGCTCATTCGTCACCGCCTAAAAGCGTTTCGTCTTTTGTTTCGACAATTGGCTTAGGGATAAAAGCGTCTTTTCTCATAAGCCCGAAAGTTGTAACGCTTCCATTTTCGTCTAGCGTATAAGTTATGTCTGAGATTAAAAGCTCATCGTTTTCAACACCAATCGCAGGTGCGTTTAATTTCACAACTTGATTTTTTTTCCAAAGCTTCCCTGAGCGTTGAAAAAACCCTTGAGCACTTACTGAGATTTTTCTAGCTCTAGCGGCTCTTGTAATAGCTTCAAACTCAGCTTGAGTTTTTGCTTCAAGAGCGCTCATTGCATTTGCTGCGCTCATAACTAAGGGCCTAAAGCGCTTCACGTTAGAATCGCTTGCGCGCCCTAACACTTGAAAACCACTTAAGCCTTCCATTTCAAAATTGTTTTGAGCTTTTATTTTATAAACTGAAAACCTGTCTTTTGAATCAAAAGAGGCTGAGCAAGAAAGAATGTTTTCACCAAGTGTGAGCCCAGAATCAGCGTACTCATTGCCGGGCTTAGAAATTAGAATGTTGCCATCCGTGCTTGATAAAAGCAGCAAGCCTTTTTGTCTTACTCTCTTATCAAGTATCTCAAAAGGCGTGTCGCCGATATTAACTCCGACGTTTTGAATAACTGGGCCTGTCGTGACACCTTCGTCTAAAATGACAGTGAGCCCAAAAGGAGAAATAAGTTTTTCCGTGAGTGCTTCGAGTTTTAATCCCGTATAAGCAGACTTGCCGTCAGCGCTGCAATCAACCAAATCAGAAGCCTTACTTCGTCCACTAACTTCGATTGTTCGTTCACTGCTACTTACTGATGCCTCAACGCTATCTATGTAACCCGTTAGTAATTTCTCGTCACCTAAAAAGACTTCGCAAAGGTCGCCGTCTTTAATAGGCCATGACAAATTATTCCAGTTATCTGTGACAGAAAGCCTAAAACTACTTGCTACCGTCTCAATGCTTTCAGAAATCGAAAAAGCTTTCCAACCGTCATAAAAAACTGAATCAATCTTTAAGCGAGCACGGCTAGACATCGCTAAACCTCAAGGCTTTAAGTATCTTGTTTGCAGGCATAAAACCCGGATGAGAAACATTGTTTCTTGAAACTAAATCCGGCTCAAGCTCAAGCGACTCATAAATGTCGTAAGCCACAACGAGACTAGGGAGCATCGCTGTGTTTTCAAAATTAACAATTCTTGGAAGCCCTTGCGTTTGACTTGGGACGGCTTTTAAAAGCTCATATCTTAAGCGGTAAAATCCACTATAAACATTATCGTCTTTTGTGCGATTTAAGATTTCATCAATAAGGTCAAGCACCTCATCGCGAGAGCTTTCAGCGTCTTCATAACTTGCGTAGATTCTATCAATTGCCTCGCTAGCCATGAGCCCTGTTGTAAGCTCAAAAGAAAGGTCGCGAAGTGCGCCGTTGTTCGCGCTCTCTGTCGTGCGGCTTGGGGTCGAATTGTTAGCGTCGTCAAAATCGACACCGTAGCGTGTAATGCCTTTAAGGGCTAAGCGCATTTCATTTGAGCCGCCGGGCAAAACAGCTAAAAAATTATTCAAAGTATTTTTGAAGTTTTCAGCTACTCGTGAAGGTGTCTGAGCGATTGTCCGAATATCAGCTTGCATATTTCTAAGCTGATAAGTGTAGTCCGCTAATTTCTCAGTTAAGCCGTTTATCTTTTTCGCTTCGCCGTCAACTACATCGGTAAAACCTTGGATATTTGACTCGGCTGAATTTGTGACAAAACTTGGAGCATCGGCAATCTGATAAATTTTCTCAAAAGCCGCGCTCGAAATATCCTGCAATTCTTCTATGGTACTTTTCGCTTTGCTTGCTGGGTCAAAAGCACTCGTGGGGTTTTCTTGATTGCCCACTTCCACGAATGTGAAAGAAAAATAAGCAATCCCTAATTCGGCTTTTGATTCCCTAAGACTAAAGCCTGTACACACCACTTGCTTAGTGCCCAAATATGGATGCACTAAGTCCCCGCCGCCCTCATCCTCGCAAATTAAAATAAGCGCGTCTCTTTGCGCTTCGTAGTCTTCACCTAAAACATAAGCTTCAAAAGAATACTCTCGGCGTTTACGCCCAAGGTCTTCTGAAAAATTTACATCCTTATAAGGGTATTCATGAACAGCGACCCTACGGCCCCCGTCATAGTTCACAGAATCCACAAGAAAAGGTACGCCTTTGAAGCTTGCGGGTAAGTATTTCTTAGCTAGTAAGCTCAAAACCCGCTACCCCCCATAAATCCATTATTGAAGTTTATGGCTTCATAACCTTGATTTTGATAAGTCATTCTTGCACCTTTTGGCATTCCCTGAAAAGAAACATTGAGACTTGCCGTTGCGTTGTTAGTGTTGACTTGCGGGGCTTGAAGGAAATTTCTTTGAGCAACAGGTGCCGGCCCCATCACTGTAGCAGCGATGCCCCTAAGATTGTCTTTAGAAAAAATCCCCGACCACTTGTCACCGATTTTTACAATAAAGCCCCAAATGTCTGAAAAAAGTTGTTTGATAGGCTCCCAATTTTTATAAATTAAAGCGGCAACAGCGACAAACGCCGCACCTATTAACCATGCTTTTAAAGATACTGCGGCAAGTATTGGCAAAAGAGGCCCAAACATTGCAATAAAAGCGGTGCCTACAGTTACAAGTGAAGCCAAGAAAGGCCCCACTAAAAAGATACCTAAAGCGATTAAAGCCATTTTCACACGACCCACGTTAAGCGTGGCTTGTTTTGTTTTCTCGTCGTATTGAGAGAAAAAGCCCATGAATGTTTTGAGTGATGAAACTAAAAATCTAAACGCCGCAGGTAACTCTTTCCCGATAGCTTTAAAAAATTCCTTAACCTCGTCTTTGTTTTGTATAAGAAAATCTGAAAAGATTTTAAGACCTTCAGAAAATCCGTCTAACATCGCGCCGCC